CGAAGTACCCCCTTTTTAATTACCACTCTTGTTGGTGGTTTACATCAGGTTCTTAACACCGAAGATTCTGTAGTAAACGTTGCTACGTGGTTGTAGAATGTTACCACCAGCGGTCAGACCTTGTGCGAATGGGTTTGGTACCATTCCGTAACGAGTCTTGAAGCCGATCTTTGGTTGGAAAGTGAACTGATCAACTGCACGAACCATTTGTAGAGGAACGTATGGGCAGTAGAACAGACCAGCATCATATGGGCTTGATCCCTTGTAACCGATGGTCACAAGTTCTAGGTTTTGAGTATAACCACCGTAGTATGGATCGATGTACACTTTGATGCGACCATGCAGCATACCTGCGAAGGTATTACCGGTATCATCAACTTGCAAGTCAGCTTGTAGAGCAGGTGTGTATTGTAGAACACCAGCCATAGCCATAGCGGAAGCAACGTCTGAAGAAACAATCAGAACGTTACCTTTACCACGACGAGTCTGCTTTGCAATAACGTTTGCATCACGTTCGATTTGGAAAATCAAACCTTTGAAACGTTCAACTGACCAACGACCGTTTGAGTCGGTGTCAAGGTCAAAGTAACCAGTTTGTGTAGTACCGTATTGAGCACCAGGAACAGCACAGGTGTAGATTGTACGGATAACTTCACGGTTGATTTCAGAAAGAATTTCTGTAGACAGAATGTTGCTCAATTCTGTTTCTGCATCAAGACCATGAACTGCTTTCAAGTCTTGTGCAAGTTCTAGAGAGTATTCTGCTTTCAATGCACGGCTTTGTGCAGTAACAGTAACTTTCTCAATTGAGAAGCCCATTTCAGCAAAAGCTTTAGCACCTGCTGCATCTGAACCCATAAATTCAGCAACAGCAGTAGGAATACCGATACCGGTTGTAACAGCATTAGCAGACAAGTCTGAAGTGATGTTGGTTGTGGTATCTGTTGCAAGAGTACCTTTGAAACCACCGTATGGATTGCTGATAGAACTATTACCTGAGAATACGGTATTAGCTTCGTTGTAGAATGCTTCAGAACCAGTTTGGTTACCATAACGAGCGCGCATCGCAAAGATCAGTCCGGTAGGACCAGTCATTGGCTGAACACCTGCAACGTCATAAGCAATCAGGTTAGGCAACGCACGACGAACCAACGAAATCAAGATTGGGTCGAATGTACCGATGTTACCACCACCGATTGTGTTAGTTGGACCACCAGCAGTCGCTTCTTGCAGCATCTTTGCATCTTGCTGCATCGCTTGTTGTTGGTTTTCCAAGACCATTGCTGTAACAGCACGTTTGTATGGGTCTGCAATTTTTGCAAGTTCTGGATGATCCAGAACTGGTTCCCATTTCTTTTGTAGTTCTTCGGTTAAATACATCTAAGTCTCCTTGTTTTTATAAGATGTTTCGTTATTTATTTGGATAAAGTTTTAGAGATTGCTTGTGAATATACATTCATCAATGGATCTGCCGCACCTTTAGCCTTTGGTGCTTCTTCTTCAATTTGAACTTCCTCGTTCAAAACATTAGTTTCAGAAGCTTTGACTTGTGATGGGAAATATGATTCCTTCAAAGTTTCTAGCTTGTCTGAGAACTCTACATCTGTAGTAAATTCAACACCTTCTGCAAGTGACTTGATTTTTTCTACTTGGGTTTGTGTCAGCCCTTCACATGCTGTGTGAATAGCTTCCATTTTCTTATGCTCATTGATTTGTTTGGTGAACTGAACGTTCTTACCAATTTCTTCGTTAAGCTTTGATTCCAACTCTTCAACTTTGTCTGCAAGTTCTTCAACAACGTTGACTTTTTCTTCTGGAATATCGATATACGATTCAATGAACAGATTACGCAGTTTACCGATGAATTCTTCAACGATCTCTGAACGCAATCCTTTTTCGATTGCAAGTTCGTTTTCTTTCATCCATTCTTCTACCATATAATTTAGGTAGTCATCGACTTTACCAGCAAGTTCTTCTTTGATTTCTTCAAGAGCACCTTCAAATTGTTCTTGCAAATCTTGTTCGACGCACTCAACAATTTGTTCAACTCTTGAATATACAGCAGCTTCAAAAATGGTAGTCGCTTTGTCTTTGAATTCTTCAGATAGGTTTTCACCAGAAAGAAGCGCATCAACATCTTCTTTCATCTTTTCTTTGGATTCTTCATCATCTTTGTAGTTGCGTTTGTGTACTAGACCAGTTTTGGTCTTTGTTTCAGTACCTTTTGATGTTTTCTTTTCCATACCAACTGGATCCTCTTTATCGAAACCTTCTTCAAAAACTTCTTCCTCAGTTTCTACTTGTTCATATTTTTGGAAGGTTGAGCCTTTGTTAGCAGCGAATTTTTGTGGTGCTAGTTTTGCTGGTTGACGATCACGGATAGCGTCATATTCAGACTCATCTCCCTGATCGATATCAGCAGCACTTACGCTTTGCTGAGGTTGATTCTTAGGAACTTGTGCACCAACGCCATCAGTCGCCTTACCAACAGGTGGTGTAGCACCAGGTGGTGTAGCTTTTGGTGTACCTTTTAGATAGTTTGGTATCTGATCATCATCAGTATCGGTATCGACATCATTAGGTGCCTCACCAACTTTACCTGCATTCTTAGTTCCGTATGGTTGAACACCAGTAGATCCTTTTGTTGCTACGAATTTTTCTTGTCCACCGCGCTTTGATGAAATGCTTGCATCAAGAACGTCTTTAGCGGCTTCAGTAAGATTGAATTTACCCATTTTGAAAATCTCCTTGTTTTCTATAGTGGTATTTATAATTAAAGTTTTTTTATGAAATTTTCAAAGATACGTAGACTTACTTGTTCAATCTGTTTACGTGATGCTTTTTGAATTTCTTGTTTGGCTTGAGAATACTGCATCTCAGTCCAGATACCATCGACTAGCATCCATTCTTTACCTTCAACGATACTTTGTACAAAGGCACCTGGTGCTGATGGGTCTGCAACAATATCCGCCGCTGTGGCCAGACAGAAATCATCTTGAACAACATTGATACCGTCAATATTTTTAAGGGATCCCATACCTCTGGATGAAACACCTAATTGTGCACCACCTTCGATTAGACCCCTTGCGATATTACCAGCTGGTGTGTCAAGAATTTTTGCTTTGCCTATCCAATCAGTTCCTTCTTGATGAAGATCCACGATCAAATGTGAAACCCTATCTAGGTTGATTGTAGGTGTATCAGGATGACCCAATTCACCAAAGGCACGGTTTTTTGAAATATATTCTTGGGTATAACGAGAAACTTCAGTTCTCAGAGTCTCTTCCTTATACATCCTATTGTTCTTGTTTTTTCTTTCAGATACCAAAAACGGTCCTGTGATGTATAATGTCTTTTTACCATCAGATTCTTCTGTAATGGTATTGACTGCTTCTGTGATTTCTCGTATTAGTTTCATCTGATCCCCAATGCTTTTCTTTTTCTTAGTGAGATTTTTCGTTTCCTTAACATCTGACTCTTTTTACTTCTGCGCTTTATTTTTGCTCTTCGCGCTCCC